ATTCAGGTCTTGCTGAAGGAGAAATAATGTCACCAACCGACATCGCAACCCTGGCAGTTGCTGTCAGCACACTTATTGGCTCATTTGCCTACGGAGTCAAATGGCTAGTGCAGCACTACTTGGCAGAACTCAAGCCCAACTCTGGCTCAAGTTTGAAAGACCAAGTCAATCGTTTGGAAGAGCGAATGGATGAAATTTATTCATTGCTCATTGCAGGCAATATCAAACCAAAAAGGGGAAAAAGAAATGTGCGGTCAAGTAAGTAGTTTTGTTGAAGTAGCCACTGGCGAACTTGGTTATATTGAAGGACCCAAGGACAACCAGACCAAGTATCAAAAGGCCAATCAGCCTTGGTGTGGCGCTTTTGTGAATTGGTGCGCCAAGCAAGTTGACTTGAAGATTCCTAACTGCACCTATACCCCAGCAGGAGCCGAAGCCTTTATCAAGGCAAATAGATGGCTGCCAGTCGCCGCTGGTGAGCCTGCTGTCGGCGATATTGCGTTCTTTGACTTCCCCAGCGATGGCATTGACCGCATCTCCCATGTAGGCATTGTTGTTGAAGTCCAGAACAACGGAACTGTCATTACAATTGAAGGCAACACAGCCCCAGACACCAAAGGCGACCAGCGCAATGGTGGCCAAGTATGTCGTAAGGTTCGCGCCTATAAGAAGAAGAATCGGGGAAAACTCAAACCGTCATTACCAGTCTTTATCGTTGGTTTTGGCAGACCTAAGTTCAAGGAGTGCAAATGTTCGACAAAGCAAAAGTCATCGCAATCGCCAGCACTTACGCAAGAGCAGGTGTAGCAGCAGCAGCCGCTCTCTATCTTGCAGACCCATCACGCGCCATCAAAGATTATGTTGCGTGCTTCATTGCAGCAGCAGTTGGTCCATTGCTCAAAGCAATTGACCCAAAGGCGACAGAATTCGGTCGCGGGAGTAAATAGATTATGAAACGGGGGGAAATTCTCAAAGAAGCCGAAAGGCTGATGTACGGTGACCGCCAAGAAGATTATGGAACACCGTATGAGAATCACAGAAGAATTGCAGTCTTGTGGTCTGCCTACCTTGAGACAGAAGTATCGCCAATGCAGGTTGCAATCTGTATGGCGCTGGTGAAGATTGCCAGACTGCAACAAAATTTTGAATACTCCAAAGATGATACTTTCATTGATGGTGCCGCATACTTTAGTATTGCTGCCGAACTCGCTGAAATAAAACGCAACCAGGATAAACAATAGTTTTTATCCCCTAGCGATAAGGAAGAACCCCCACACTGACACCTTTCCAGTGTGGGGGTTCTTCTTGCTTTTTAGGCTTTTACATATTCACGCAAGTAATCAACGATGACTTCGCTGACGGTTCTATCTTCTTCCTTGGCCTTGAGTTTGACCTTGTACCACAGCGAATCGCTGACACGGACTGACCGAATCTTCTTCATTTCTTCTCCTTTCGATTACATTTACACGGAATGTGAAAACCTTGTTGCCAATCAATCTGACCGCATCGCTGGCACTTCCTAATGTCCACTGCTGACTCCTTCACTGGCTTCGCGTATCTCCGCCAGTGCATTGGCGCAGATTTGCAGAATCTCAATTGCTGTCATACAGGTGGCTTCTAAGACTTCGCCAGAGCCATCGGCGGTCGCATCGCGAAGTTTGTCAGCGGTGTGATTCATCGCTGTTGTCAGTTGCAGATGCAAGTTGCTCATTGCGCTCATCGTGTATTCCTTTTCATCCAGCGAAGAACTAAGACCAATGAAATTCCGGTCCAGAAGAAGAACTGGACCATTGCCTGCCAGCCGCCAATGTGCGTGCCAAAGAGTAGGTCGAGCATTATGCAATTCTCCTGACTCCTGGATAGACATTTGATGCAACATCATTCTCAACATGTCTAACAACGCTTTGTGGTCGGATGTACCAGTGGTTCATATCGAATCGCTGCACTACGCCATTGCGTGTGACTTCGTATGAAATGTCATCAAGAACTTTGATAGTGATGGTGTGTTCTTTGTTCTGAAAAATTGCCAAAATGTTTGGCCCTGTTGTCACAGATTCCATTGTGATTTTCATTATTACTTACCTTCCTTTAGTAAGAACCAATCTTTTTTAGAACCGCCAACTTTTACATATTTCACTGCTGCATCAATCAAACGAACTGGTGTTGTTGATGCTGGCTTACCGACTACGCCACCAGTTAGAGAATAAAGTTCATATTGAGTAATTAGTTCTGGCACGCCATATTCGCGCCAAGCCTGCATTACTGCAAATGCTTCTTGACCTTTTTTGTTACCAGTTGCTTTTTTCATTATGCACCGACCTTTGGAAGAAATGAGATTTCATATTTGATTGAAAAATTGATTTGGTCCCACATATCACGATATGACATTTTTGATTTGTGAACTGAATCAATAAAAAGACCGTGACTTGAGTAAGAGAAAAATGCTCTCCAACGATTTGTGTATTCACCATAAGATGCTGAGATATAAAACATTTCGCTCTTTGTGAAGATGTTGCTGTTTTCTGGTGTTACAAATGCAAACATCAATTTGTCATCTGCTACTTCTGTTGAATGCAATTTGTAACCAGCGTTTGTAAGTTCTTTTGCCATTCTTTCGACTGTCTGCTTTGCGTTCATTTTCTTTTTCCGTTTCCTGGGGCGTTTCCCCAATGAGAGAAGTGAATCAGATGTCCATACGATTGTCCATACAACTGACCCTTGGCGGTCCCTGCGTGTCGTCCCTAGGCTGTCAGCCGCCTAGGTCATACTTGGGCCAAACGAAAGGGGGTCCGAATGGACCAGATAGTGATGATTGGGGCCTTGGTGGGCCTGGTAGGGGTTATTGTGGCGGTCCTGCGGTATGAGGCCAGCCCGATGGATGAAGCCATCAGGGAAGCCCAGCAGTGGGATTCCAAGCAGAAGCGCATCAAGCAGGCATTGGAGCGCCGATGAGACACCGTGAGCCGCTGTTCAGTGTCCACGCTGGAGCCGATGGGGAGTTCTCCATTTACCTGGAAGAGCGTGATGCCAACCTGGACCTTTTGGAAGATGTCTGCGACCAGGTGAATCTGATTGACCTGGCAGGATTGAAGGAGTTTGCATCTGTGGATGCTCTCAAGGATGTAGATGCCGCCAGCCGCCTGGATAAGGTTCGCGCTGGAATGCCTGATGTCATTGTTCGCATTGCGAAATTGTCAGAGCAAGAAGCGCTGACCTTGGCAGAACAGTTGATTATGATTGTCAAAGAATCGCGGGTCAAAAAGCCCGCAAAGTTAGAATTGGTGAAGTAATGGCCAATCCGAATGGACGCAAAGGCTCTGCCTGGGAAATCGGAATCCTCAAGTGGTTGCGGAGTCACGGTGTCTTTGCAGAGCGTTTGCGACTTTCGGGTTCCAAAGATGAAGGCGACATTGTCGCTGTCATCGCTGGTAAGACTTACATTCTTGAAGCCAAGAATCGTAAATCCATTAGTTTGCCGACCTTCTGGGAAGAAGCGGTGGCTGAAGCCAAGAACTACGCCAAAGCGCGTGGCTTGGCAGAAGTGCCACCATCATTTGTGGTTATCAAACGCCGCAATGCTTCTGTAGAGAAGGCTTTCGTGGTTCAGGACCTTGATTCCTGGCTGAAGGAGAGGATGTGAATTTTTTTGAATTCCTTCCACTTATTCCTAAATTGCCAGAAGCCAAGTGCAGAACGATTGAAGATGCCAACATCTTCTTTCCTGAATCGCGTGCTGAAGAGCGAAAGTCGCTCCCAACCATCCAATCAATTTGTGGTGGTTGCACTGAACGAAAGGAGTGCTTGGACTACGCACTGGACCAAGAAATCCCCTATGGAATATGGGGCGGTTTCACTACTGAACAACGCAAGAAAATGCTCAACACTCGTTATGCACTTGCGCCAAAAGCAAACAACGCGGAAAAGATTCGCGTGATGTTTGGGTCTGGATGCACACCAAAAGAAATCGCAGCAGCACTAAAACTTGACCATTCGTATGTTACGACTGTTCTCAAGCGGGCTGGTGTGAAATTGGAAGGAGAAATCCAATCACAACTCACAACAGGAAAACTTGGCGAGGAATCGCCATTATCATCGGGGTTTCAGCAATGACATCAATGTTTGTCAACGCTGCCTTTGCACCACAACCAGCAGTTCCCGCCACCGTCATCTATGAAGAGAGACCAGCACTAATGCAGGTCAATCCGAAGCAGATAGCGCGGGAATTGCTTACAAAGAAGCAGTTCGCCTGCTTCACAAAATTGGTCGGTAAGGAATCCGCGTGGAATCCCAAGGCCAAGAATCCAAAGAGCAGTGCGCGAGGAATCGGGCAATTGCTCAAAAAAACATACGAAGGTCTTGGAATGAAACATTCTGATTCCGGTGTGGCTCAAACCGTAGCAACTTTGGCGTATATCCATCGCAGGCATCAAACGCCCTGCGCTGCTTGGAAACATTTCCAGCGCCACAATTGGTACTAAAAACTGACTAGGGGGAACTATGTCAACAGAAATAGAAAAAGGTGTTGTTGTCCTAGATGACAACACTGCTCAATGGCTGAAGCAATATCGCGAAGCATTGGGCAAGATAAAAGAATGGCAAGAGATTGCAGACATCGCCCGCAGTCACCTGGAGAGCGCTTTAGGTGACTGTGAGGAAGGTCTGCACAATGGACGCCCAGTTGTGCGCTGGACTCAGATTGAATCCAAACGATTCGATACCAAACGCGCACGGGAAATCCTGCCGCCACAAGTCATTGAGATGCTAGAAGTTGTGCAGCATTCACGCCGCTTCTCGTTAGTAGATTCTCAATGAGTATCATCAATCCTTGGGTGGACCCAATCACACCATCAATTCCTGATGATGAGATTTTTGAAGATGATGAGGATGAAGAATGACCTTCGCATCCATATCAACTCCAGGTCAGCAACTTGCGAACCAACTGCGTGAACAGATAACCAAAGCAGGTGTCTGGTCGCCACGAAGTAAGCAGATTGCGATTGGGCCATCCGAAATCGGACACGAATGCAGTCGCCGACTTGCGTACAAACTCTTGGACTGGGAGAAGCCCAACGAAAGTGGGAGCAGTTCTTGGGCTGCCCAAGTCGGTTCGGCAGTGCATAACTACTTGGCCGAAGTATTTGCCAAAATTGAAGGATACGAAGTTGAACAGAAGGTTCAGATTCGTTCCAACCTATCTGGAACAATTGACTTGTGGGATTCAATACGGGGCATTGTTCTGGACTGGAAAACAGTTGGTTTCAACCAACTCAAAGAGCGCCGCAGTGAAGGCGCCACAATCCAGCAGCAAGTTCAAATCCAGTTGTACGGTTACGGAAAGGCACAACAAGGCGCAACCGTTCACAAGGTAGGACTTGTATATCTGCCAATATCGGGTTCGCTTGATGATATGCATGTTGAACTTTTTGATTATGACGAATCCGTTGCAATCAAATCACTGTCACGCATTGATGACCTTTACACACTGCTGTCAACCGTAGATGTGGAAGCCAATCCAGCAATGCTCTCAGTGATACCAGCGGCGCCAGCGCGAACTTGCAGTTGGTGTCCGTACTTCTTACCCTTCAGCACCGACTTGGCGAAAGGATGCAATGGTGATACTCAAGCCTAAACTGTTCATCAAAGCAATGAGCGCCTATCAGGAATTTGTCTTGAAGGTCATCGGCTGGATGATAGGTATTCGCGGCGAAGCCCGCATTGTTTATCTTGAATTTGATGAAGATGAAGATGAAGATGAACCAACCATCAATGACATTGTGAAGAACAATGCAGAAGATGAAGCAAACAGAGTTCCAAACCAAACCAACTAACAGAAAGGCAGTGGGGGATATGACCTTCGCAGCACCAAGCAACGCAAATGAATCCGTCAAAGTCGCAGACTTGGCGGGCCACCTACTTATCATCACACCAGTCGAATACAAGACTGGGATTCCAACCGTTCACGGAGATGCAGAAGCAATCGAGGTGAATGTTGTGGACCTTGATACCAACAAAGAACACACATCAATGCTCTGGTTCAATGTTGCTCTTCGTAACGCTTTGAAAACCAAGACGGGCCAGAAGGTTCTCGCTCGTATTGGACAGGGAACAGCCAAACCTGGCAAATCGGCACCGTGGATTCTCATTGACGCCACAGGTGATGCAGCAGCACTGGCAAAAGCCAATGCCTATCTGGGTTCTGCCCCAGCGAAGCCAGCGGCAGCACCAGCGCCAGCGGCGGCGCCCGTTGACCCGAACAATCTCTCACCAGAGATAATGGCGCTGCTTGGTCAGTTAGGTGCAAAGCCAGTCTAAACAAATCTCTTGGTTGGTTTCCCTTCCGTTTCCAACCAAGACGGGATGCCTGGGGGCCGCTCTACACGGGGTAAGGCGTGGTGGTTCGATTCCACCTATCTCACGCAAGAACTATCGAAAGGAATGCAATGCCAACATATCAATTCACCTGTAGCGATTGTGGTGATACAACTCTTCAATCCTTCTCCATTGACATTGAAGCGCCATCAATCAATTGCGGTCATTGCGGCACGATTATGCGCAAAGAGTTCACACCACCTGCGATTCATTTCAAAGGCGAAGGATGGGCAGGCAAGAGTTGAAGTGTGCGCACATCTATCGCAGGGTTTTCCAGGAGATTTGTCCTGACTGCGGCAGATACACGCACGAAACTAATTTTGATTTGCAGGCTCACCTGCATCGCAAATGGATTGAAGAAGGAAAGGCTGATTGGAATAAATGTCCACTAGGCGGAACGCTTCGTGGTTGGTGGTCAATCTAAAACGGGGGATAAATGAATAGGATTTTGAAAACAGCACTGGAGTTTGCCAATGAAGGCATCTCTGTTGTGCCAGTAGCAACGGATGGTTCCAAGCGTCCAGGTCTTGCATCGTGGAAAGAATTTCAAACCAGGCAACCGACATCAGATGAATTGCTCACCTGGTTCTCTAATGCAGAAGGTGTCGGTGTCATCTGCGGTTCTATCTCTGGCAATCTTGAGATGTTGGAACTAGAAGGTCGCGCTGTTGCTCGCAAGATGCATCTTGATATTGCAGAGATTGCCAAAAATTCCGGACTGGAAGCGCTCTGGAACAAACTCAATTCTGGCTATGTCGAAACAACGCCATCTGGCGGGCTGCACTGGCTTTACAGAATTGATGGCGAAGTTCCAGGCAACACCAAACTTGCAAGACGCCCTGGCGAAAACGGTGGCATTGATGTCTTGGCCGAAACTCGCGGCGAAGGTGGATTTGTGATTGTGGCACCGACCAATGGCACCTGCCATCCGTCAGGCGGAGCGTGGACATTGTTGATTGGCGGGCCATCGTCCATCGCCACCATCACCAGAGAAGAGCGCGACGCACTGCATCATCTCTTTTCAATGTTTGATGAGATTCCCAAAGCCGAATACATCGCAGAAGAAATCAAAACTAAAACCGATGGACCGTTGACCCCAGGTGATGATTACAACCGCAAAGTATCCTGGAATCAGATTCTGGAACCATTGGGATGGACCAAGGTTTATACGACATCCAGCGGTGTGACCGCCTGGCGTCGTCCTGGCAAATCAGAAGGCGTCAGTGCCACCACCAATCACGCTGGCACCGATAAGTTCTACTGCTTCACCACTTCATCAGTTTTTGAATCAGAGACTTCATATTCCAAGTTTGCTGCCTACGCACTGATTGAACACGCAGGCAACTTCTCTCAAGCAGCCAAAGCCCTGCGCCAATTGGGATACGGTGAAACCAAAGAATTGCAAACCTTGAATCTGCCTGATTACAACCCATCAGGTGTGCAGATGCACGACGAAGAAGGCAATGTGATTGCCGATTCATCCTGGATTCCCAAAGAAATCGGTGATTACGAACTTGAAGCCGATGTGCAGCCCACAATGCTCAAGAGAGAAGATGGCAATTTCATTTTGTATCCTGGCAAAATCAACGCCATCTTTGGTGAATCCGAATCTGGCAAGACCTGGGTTGCCCTAGAAGCAGTGCGCCAAGAGTTGATTGCTGGCAACACGGTCTTTTACATTGACTTTGAAGATTCTGCTCGCGGCATCCTCAACCGTCTCAAGACCCTAAAAACGCCCACAGAGCGCTTCAAAGCCTTCTTGTACGCGAATCCAGACTCCCCACACACACCAGCCATTTCAGAAGCGCTGATGGCATCCTTAGCCGAATTCAGACCATCTCTGGTCGTGGTTGATGGTGTCAACGCAGCGATGAACTTGATGGGGCTGGACCTGGAGAAGAACAAAGATGCGACCAACTTCTCCCAGACAATCCTGCGACCACTGCGCACCTTTGGCTCTGGAATCTTGACCATTGACCATGTGACCAAGAGCAAAGACAATCGCGGCAACTACGCAATCGGAGCGCAAGCCAAGAGAGCAGATATTGATGGCGTCGCGGTCAGCGTCAGTGTCGAACAACCATTCGGCAGGGGCATTGACGGCGCCCTGTCCTTGACCGTCACGAAAGATAGACCTGGCTTTGTCCGTGCCATCTGCCCCGACGCCAAGACACTGGGGATTGTGAATCTGCGTTCTGTCAGTGATGGTGCCATTACAGTTTCCATTTCAGGTGGAACTGTTGTTCTCTCCAGTAACGAACAAAGGATGGAGCAAGTCAGTCAGTTCTTGGAGCGCCACGGATACGAGATGAACTTCAATGACATCAAACGCAAACTGCGTGAAGAAGGAAATGGGATGGGCAGCGATATGGTCAAGATGGCCCTGGATAATCTTGTTGGTCTTGGCTCTGTCGGTGTCAGGCAGGTCGGACAAAAGTTTTTATACAGTCACAGTTCATTATTTGTGGCCAATGATGTGCAGGTATTCAAATGATGATTTACGCTCAATTTCAACCGAACCTGAAGCAACATCTTGGACAGGTTCGGTTTGTTTGTCCAACTGAACCTGGTTTTTCTTTTCATAGGTTCAGTCAGGTTTGGTTTAGTGCGTTTTTGAGCGTGTTTTCACAACCGAACCTAACCGAACCTAACCGAACCTGTAAAAAATCACAGAAAACCGACGAAACCGAACCTCTGACCCCCCTCTTTAGAGGGGGTCAGGTTCGGTTCGGTTCAGTAGCGAGAAGGTTCAGAAAATGAACTCATTCGATTTCAAACCCATCATTTGTAAGAAGTGCGGAACGGTTGTCTGGTCGGGCATATCGTGGGCTGGATTTGCCAGATTGCTGGACAAAGAGCGGCTGACGATTGAAGAAGAAATCATCAAGAGAATCTCAGGGCTGATGACCTATGAAATCCACAGGACCAGAGTTTCCTTTGAGGCAGTGGAGCGCTCAATCAATCGAATCAAATGGGCCGCCCCAGGAAAGAACCGAATCATTCTGGCAGACCATCATTGTTCCACAATGGCACTTTTTGAGACCTTGGATTCAGCGCCGCATTACTGGTCAGAGCCAGTCATGGCCACCAACACCACGGAAGGATGTCAGTTCTGATGCAATGCGTTATCTGTTCCAAGTACGCCAAGGTGGATGCCACCTGTCATAGTTGCCAGGCGAAGATGCGCCAGGTGTTCAAGGAGTTGCCAGAACTACATTGGCAGGCAGGATTCTTCTTGACCCCAGGGCGCAGTGGCAGTGGCGCTGTCAGCGCCGAACGCTCCATTGGTATCAATGTCAATGCCTTGGACTTCGTGATGGCAAATGACCTATTGACCATCCTGCATTCCTGGGAACGGGTCATCCGCGAGGACAGGCAGTTGACGCCGCCCGCGCTGGTCGCCAAGGAGCCAACGATTGAAGCCGAAGTCCAGGCAACCTGTAACTTCCACCTGGCTCACCTGGATTGGTCAATGTCGCAGCCTTGGGCTTTAGAATTTGTGGGGGAAGTTTTGGGGCTGCACGCAAAGGGTCGGGCAGCAGCAAAGCAATTCAAAGAACAGGTTCGTCGGATTCCATGTCCAACAGATGATTGCAAACGGGTAGTTGTAATTGATGTGGACAATCTAACCGCCGATGTCAGTTGCTTTGGATGCAAACAAAGTTGGACTGTCTTGAGATTGGTGGCATTGGCAATGAGTAACCCAGATAGGAAATTCTTCCTGGATGTGGAAGCCATTGCGTTGTGGTTGCAGATGACCCAACGCGAGGTGTATCGCCTAATCAAGAAATTCAACATCGAACGCCGCGGTTCAATGTATGACCTTTCGGCCATCATTGATGCCAGGAAGATTTGACAAAATGTTGTCAAACGAACCTGATACACTTTCGCTATCAGATTCGCCTATCTCCAGTCAAATTGAAGAGATAGATGAAGCATTGTTCCACGCCGCAGTCACTCGCGGTAAGTCAGACTTCTCCATTCATCAGCGCGAGATTGTTGAGCAGTTCATTGACGAACTACTAGACACGCGATTGGAAATCAAAAATGCTGAACATTCAAATTAGCATCGGGGAAGTTGAAACAGAACTTACAACTGATGAAGTGTTGCATTTTGATGCAATCGAAACGCTGCTCACAAGAGCAGTGCAATCTACGCTGACGATGTATATGTCACTGCCTGTCAATGACCGAATGGCTTCACTCGGTTTGGAAACGGACGATGAAGAAGATGAGGACATCGAATGATGACACTAAACAGTGTCGCAAATGTCTAAGAATTCTTTCAGTAGATAACTTTCGTTTTGTAAATATCAGTGAGAACAAACGACACAACATTTGCAGAGCGTGTCGGCAGATTCATCGGAAAGTTATTCGCACTGCTAATCGTGAAGAATACGAAACACTATTGCAAGACCAGGACAGCGCGTGCGCAATCTGTGGCATTACTGCTGAAGAAATTGGGAAGAAGTTGATTGTTGACCACAACCACGAAACATTGAAGGTGCGTGGATTGTTGTGTTGGCGTTGTAATTCAGGATTAGGATTCTTCAAAGATAATCAAGCGCATCTTGCAATGGCGATTGAATATCTTGTGAAACACGATGATGCTTCCTAGACCGTGTGTTGATTGTGGTGTGATAGTTCGCGCATCACGATGCAAACAATGTTCAAGGGTAAGGGAGCGGGGGCGTCCATCACGATTGGACAGAGGATACGATTATCAATGGCGCAAGTTGTCAAAACAATTGCGCGAGATTCATCCTTGGTGCAAACAATGTGGAGCAACAAAAGATTTGACAGTGGACCACATCATTCCGCTCGTTGACTTAGACCCATCACTGCGTTACGAGATTTCAAACTTGCAAGTGTTGTGCAGGAAATGCAATAGCGAAAAAGGCGATAGATAATGAATAAATGCGTTCATTGCACTAAAGAATTTGTGAGATATACAAATAAAAAATATTGTTCTGAAAGATGTGCTATCAATAATTACAATAAAAGAAAAAGAGCAAGAGATAGAAAAAAACCAAGAATTTGCAAGAATTGCGGCAAAAGTTTTGTATCTAAAAACGCTAATATAACTGGTGTTCCGTCATTACATTTAGGAAATTATTGTTCGAGCGAATGCAATAAATCTATCTTGAGAGCAAGAGAAGCCAGAAGTTCTCACAATAGAAGAATGAAACTCAAGGGTGGCGACCTTATTGACCTTTACAATTTAGCAAACATAAAACAATGGAATTGTTGGATTTGTAAAAAACAAATAAATAAAGAAGCCAAGCATTTCAGGCACAACATAAATATATACGGACCATCAATTGACCACATTGTTCCATTGAGTAAAGGTGGAACTCATATTTGGTCTAATGTTGAATTGGCTCATGTCATTTGTAATTCATTGAGAGGAAATAAAGAAGTCTCGGCATAGGGGGTGGCATCTCCCCGTACGCCCAAAATCCTCATACACGCGTGCGGGTATTTACCCCGACGCCCTGCCTTCGTACATCTCTGCGAAATTATGAAACTCAGTTTTATTTTGTTATTTATTTGAAAAGGAAAAAATGACAGCGGGCAGACCACCGAAACCAATCGAAGTGAAAAGAGCAACTGGCAATCCAGGCCAGCGGCCTTTGCCTGCGCTTGCGTCGGTGACGCCGCTTGCGATGGCACGCGAAATCCCACAGGCGCCTGCGTATCTGCAAGCAGAAGGCCAAAGACTTTGGGAACGCGCATGGGCTTCGGCAATCACATGGCTCTCGCCTGATTCAGATATGACCGCGATTGAAACTGCGTGCAGATTGGCTGATGCAAATGTCGCTGCGCAGAATAAATTTATGGCAACACTTGAAGCCGCTGATGCTCGCGCATTCACTGCGGTCAATAAGGCTTTTCGTGAATCACTTGCCGCTTTAGGTTTTGACCCAACTGCAAGAGCAAGACTTGGGGTTGCTGAAGTTCAGAAGGCTTCAGCGCTTGACGAACTGATAGCGCGAAGAACGAAGCGAGAGAAGTAATGACAGCCATTGGGGGATGGCCGCCAAAGTATCTAACTCAACTAAGTGAAGATGAGTTGGCACTTAGTCGCGGCGATGAAGTCATTGACTTCGCAGAAGCGCTTTGCAAGATAACAAAAGATTCAGTTGCGGGTTATTCTGGCGACCCATTGATTTTCCGCGATTGGCAAAAAGAGTTGACTCGCAATCTCTTTGCGGTCAAAGCCAATGGAAAGTTGAAACATAAGATTGCGCTGATTGGGCTTCCCCGCAAGCAGGGCAAATCTGCGTGGCTTTCATCAATCGCTCTTGAGCATCTGGTGCTTGGCCCGCAAGGTGGCGAAATCTATTCGTGCGCTGCTGACCGTGACCAGGCAAGAATTGTTTTTGGAACTGTCAAAGAGATGATTCGCCTAGAACCAGAACTTGAGTTCTTGCAGGTGTATCGCGATGCGATTTACAACCCAAAGAACGGTACAAGTTACAGAGCGCTTTCGGCAGAAGCATTTACCAAAGAAGGTTTATCACCAACCTTTGTTGCCTTTGATGAGTTGCACGCCCAGCCTAATCGCGAACTCTTTGATGTAATGTCGCTGGCGATGGGCGCCAGGCAAGAGCCGATGTTGGTGGCGATTACAACCGCTGGTGTGAAAACAGATTCAAGCGGAAAAGATTCATTGTGCTTCGACCTTTACAATTACGGGAAACGAATTGTCAGTGGCGAAGTTGAGGACCCGTCATTCTTCTTTGCTTGGTATGAAGGCGATGAACTGATTGACTATCGCACAGAAGAAGCCTGGCAGATTGCAAACCCAGGGTACGGAGATATTTGCGCAGCAGATGATTTTGCCAGCGCAGTGTTGAGGACGCCAGAAGCAGAATTCAAAACTAAACGATTGAACATCTGGACATCTACTCAGACTGCCTGGCTTCCTTCTGGAACTTGGGAAGCATTGATTGACAAAGAGCGCGAACCAGAGCCAGGTGAAGAAGTTATCTTGGCATTTGATGGTGCGTTTTCTAATGACTCCACTGCTTTGGTTGCTTGGCTGCTTGGCGGCGATAAACCACATTTGATGGTTGTTGGATTATGGGAAAGGCCGCAAGATGCAGACAACACATGGCATGTGCCAGTCGCAGAAGTTGAACAAACAATTATCAACACTGCACGCGATAGTCGTTTCAGTGTGCGCGAAATTGTTTTCGACCCAGCCAGATGGCAGCGAACCTTTATGGTTCTTGACGAAGAAGGATTGCCAGTAGTCTCGTATCCCAACAGCGCGGAACGAATGGTGCCAGCAACACAGAAGTTTTATGAAGCAGTTGTCAACGGTTCATTCACGCACGATGGAGATGAGCGCTTGGCGCGTCACATCAATAACTGCGTCACGAAGCAATCAAGTCGCGGCGTGATGGTGAGCAAATCAAACAGCAAGCGAAAGATTGACGCAGCAGTTGCAAGCATCTTTGGTTATGACCGGGCGACAGCAGCACCAGAACCAAAACAACCAGTTCCAAAATTCTTTTCACTCAATATGTAAGGAGCCACAATGAAGAAAATAGATTGGACAATCACCGCTGAAGTATTCGGCGTGGCACTTTTCACCGTCGGGGTTGCAATGATTTCCTTGCCATTAGCGTTGATTGCTCTTGGCGGATTCCTAGTCTGGGCAACGGAGAAGTAATGAGCGCAG